GCTCAGTAAAGGTGGTAGGTTCATAACTATCCATGTTTGTATTTACTTTCTTTGATTTTCCACAGCTGAAGCAGTGACCCACTCCATCAGTGTATGTTGTGAATGCATCGGAGCTACCACATTCGGGGAATGGGCAGGGTCCTTTAGTATATCTTCGTTCATTCATTTAGTTTCATCTTTCTTTTAAGTACAATAAAGGTAATATTTCAATAGTTCATTAATTGTTTTTTTGTTTCCTACAGGGTCCTTATCATTATAAACACTCATATAAAATGTTCTTAGTACATGGTTAGCTATGTTTATTAATTCTTCACTACTCATAAGATTTACTTTATTATAAACTGCTCTACGAATATGAGCAGGTGAACAATTATCATAATTAATAGGATACCCTATTTCAATAAACTCACCTTCAACATATTTGGCATCTACAATTTCATAAGGTTTTGGCATTATTTCTATATCATCACCAGTGTCTCTTACATAGATACCATTAAACGTTGGATCTTTTTCTATTATCATATTTAGTTCCATCTTTCTTCTTTAGCTTGACGATTTAGTTTCCTCTTGTAACTCGCTTCTCGTTTCTTGTTGAGTCTCTGTTGCTTGATCACCTTCATACTCTCGTATTCTGATGTCAAGGAACTCTCCTCCTCGTTTAACGATTCGCTTTTCAAGTTCGATGTTGTAAACTTTATTGTCATTGAATTCCTCATACACTCCTTGATATGTATCTAGTATTGGTTTGATTACATTATCTAGGTCTGCTCCACGATTAGATAGACCTGCTATAATGTTAAAGGATACCTGACCAGACCCGAAGGGCCAGTCAGTTCCGATTAGTTGATCACGGATATCATTCTGATACTGTAGATAATCCGCTGACTTGAACGTTGTCTTCCCCCTCCGGTTCCACATCTTGTTTGCACTCAGTGGCTTCAGGGAGAAGTAGTGACTCATCTTGTACATACTTACTCATTTCCTCTAGTTCTTCCCATGTTGTCAACATAGTAAGTAGTTTACGACTAAGCCAAGGGTCACCTGCATTGTGTTCCTTCCAAGCTTTCTCAACAGCTGCCCATCGTTGACCTGCTGGGATTCCCTCAAGTATCTTAGCAGCTTTCTTTGGCCCAATACCATTGATCCCAGGGATGTTATCACTCGTGTCACCTGTTAGACATTGTAACATTAAGTTCATTTCTGCTTTGTCATCATCAACAAACTCATGTGTTTTCTTAGAGTAATTGTAATGATGACCTGGTATTTGTTTAAGATCTTTATCGATACCACAAACAACAAAGTCTAGTTCCATTTCTCTAGCTTCATATGCCCAGATACAAACAAGGTCATCAGCTTCCATACCGTCAGCTTCAATACCACCCCATTTCTCTTTCATGTAATCATGACCATAGTTAAGGGCTTCTTTTAGATCGTTCGGTAATGGGGGTCTGGTGCCCTTGTAGTCGGGGTAAAGACCTTTCCGGTAGTTCCCCCTACCCTTAAGGGCTACACGGTACTCCTGAGGCCCTGAGAAGGCGTAGGAGATACATTCCCTCATTGTTCTATCAATAATCTTACGGATCTCTATATTACTAGGGTTACTGTAAGCAGCCCTAAAGTATATAGAATCAGCATCAACTAATGCTATTGCCATTTTGTTTCCTTTATCTATAAATTATTTCTATACCCCAGTGTTTTACCTTGTTTTCTAATGGGTAGGGGTCCCATTCATCTCTTTCGTACTCAACTGCTGCGAGTTTATGGAGGACGATGTGGCCTTGTGAAGTATACCAGCGAGATAGTATATTGAACCACTCTCTGGGCATAAGTTCTTTAGGCTTGGGGTGGTAAGATACAAGGTATCCTGGGTACTCAATTGAGTTTTCATAAGGTCTCTCTTTTATATTATTAATGTACGTCTGCATAACTGTTTCCGATAACATAATCACCACCTTCCATACAAGTAACACCAAACATCTCTGGTCCTTTCTTGAATGACTCTTGTAAGATTTCACCTACACGATCAGCATCATCTGGATGTGCAACGTAAGCAATCTCATCGTGATAGAACAAGCGTGGTTCTGCACGTAGTCCTTCTTCATCAATCTTATTCATAGAGTATGACAAAGCAGACTTACAAGTGATACCCTCTGCAGTTTGCAGTAAGTAGTTAAGAGCTTGATATTCTCCAGAGACAAACACAGGTCTACCATCAAGACCAGGGAACCAACCCTCACCTGAAGCATACTGTGTGCTGCGCCAGACTTCACCTAGTTTATCACGTAGTTCTTGCAAACCTTTGATGCCTTTGGCAAAGTCTTCACGTGACTTCTTACCAGCGTTAGCATTAGGTTTACCTGTAAGGATAGAACCCAGCTTAGCATCACCAGCACCAAAGAGATAAGCATAGAGATAGTTCTTTGCTGTAGGTCTATCACAACCTAGGGCATCTGCATTACGTTGGTGTTGGTCACCATAGATAACCTCATTGGTGAAGTCTTCGTTACCTACGTAATGACATAGGCCACGTAATTGGTTACCGGAGCTATCTGCACCAACAACTTTCCAGTCATCATCAGGAATGAATAGTTCACGTAACTCTTTACCCCAGGGTGCATTAACACCTGGAAGATTCACAATGACCTCGTGACGACAACGGAATGTTTGAGTACCGATAGTCCACATGTTACCGTGGATACGTCCATCTTGTAATGACTCAAGCCACCCTTTAATTACAGAGCTACGGTTACGCAAAGTGTAGTACTCACTAATCATCTTACCGATATCACCTAGTTTACTCAAGGATGTGTCAGTAATCTTAGGACCTACTGTTATCCATTCACGACCAACCTTCTTACGATTGTACTCGTCAGGCTTCCAACCAATGGTCAACAACCATTCTTTAACAAGTTCCATAGAGCCAAGTGTTATTTGTTCTACAGTAAAACGTTGGAATGGTTCTCCTGCTGGGTGTACATGAATGTCTGTTTGTTTAATCTCTTTACCGTAGTAGTCAGATAACAAACGTGCACTTACTGTGGTGTAGTCACCATTCTTTTTGTACTTAGGAAACTTTTTAATCTTATCAATGAATACTTTATGTGTACCCAATTGTGGATGTATTATCTTTTCAATCTCAGACATACGTGTTTCCATAAGCTTAAGGTTCTTTTTAGCTTTTGTCTTGTCAAAGTTCCAACCACGGGTCTTTACACGGGCATTGAACTTAGCTGTATCATGCTCAATAAGTAAACCCTCTTTTATTGTAGGACGTTTAGCAGCAATACGTTTGTATTCTGCCATTAGGGTGTTGAATACATTTACGTTTAACATTACGTCCTGTACACAGTACCGTAGCATTTCTTTAGAGTACTTATCCCAGTCATCAAAAGAGATCTTTGAGTTGTTAAGATGTTCTCCCCAACCTGCTAGTCCATGCTTGTGTTGCCTCTTGTACTGTAATACTTGAGACATGACCCAAGTGTCGTACACTTTCTTGTTATTTAGTTTCAAACCGTATAGCTTTTCCATAATTAAATTATCAAAGCCAATAATGTTATGACCAATGAGGACTTCTGCATTGTTCAATACGGCACAACCATCGTCCATTCCTGGAAGAGAGTCATCGTAATCACTGAATTTGTATGTAGTACCTGTGTCCAGATTGTAAGCTACAAGACACCATACTTTTGTTGCATCAATACCGTCTGTTTCAATATCATATACTAGTTTCATAAACTTTTCTTTCTAGGTAGTGTTTTTCTTTTACTGACCTGATTGTGTGACAGTTAGCGCAACGGATGTCGCACTTACGGGCCTCAAGGATGATGTTCTTAATACTGTAAGAAGCCATTCGATGAGGTGTAAATATTTTATCTGATGGATCTCTGTGATCCCATTGAAGAGCATAGGGGTTATTGTTGTAACCACAGTCAATGCAACCTTTACTTATTTTGTAACGGTCTAGTATTTCTCTACGTCTTCTGATTTTTAGTACTGTTTTACTTATGTCTTCATTCACTGTTTTCTACTTTCTCTATGTCGCATTTGGGACAGATTTTAGATCGGTTATCAATAGCCATAGTGGAAAAGGTTTTGTTACACATTATACATGTTACTTTTTTAAATGGTTTATCTGTTATGTGATCTAATTTGTTTCTGTCTTGTTTCATTTTATAACACCAAGTACCCAGTTTTCTGCACAGTCTTCTGCGTATTGCTCTGAGTGTCCTTTGATGTTACGTTCTTCAATGATTGCTGCGTCTTGTACCATTGTGATAGTATATGAACCATCGGGTTCTTTGAATACTGATGCTTTACGATAACTTGAATCACCACGTGAACAATCATCGTCACTGTAAAACTCATGTAGTAACATCATAATCCTCCAGTATCATTTGTAAATAATGCATAGCTTTCTCAATATCTTTCTTACCGTTTTTATTCTGATGCCTAACGATATACTTGATAACGTTTGCTTCTCTAAATGGTATATTATTTTTAACAATAAAGTCTATTGGTTGTATTGGTAGTTGATAGTGGTCACCGTCTACTTGTCTTGATTTAGCATCCATTTCTTTACTCATCCTTTTCATAAATGCTTCATGTGGTTCATGGTTAACGTTCATCTCCTGATCCTTTCAGTGTTCCTTCTTGTTTACGTGAAGCTAGTTTATCCAGATTAGCAGCAGCAATAGTAGAAAGGTCAGTGTCAAGCTCTGAGGCAAGAACAGCGAGATACCAAAGAGTATCACCAAGTTCTTTACTAATAGAGACCAGGGCTTCTTCTGCTTTTGTTGGGTCATTGTCGTAATCTCCACGAAGAATTTTCTTCACTTTGTTTGCGACTTCTGCAGCCTCTCCTGACAAACCTAATGCCAAGTACGGAAGTGCTTGATGTTTTGGATAGACAGCTGTAGTAATAGCTTTTGTTTGGTAATCATTGAAATTCATAGTAATTATATATATACCCCTTATAGAATTATACCTTATTGATGACGAGGCTTGTCCTCGGCATAAAAGATATACCTATAAGGGGTATATAGAATTTATGGAGAAGACAATGCCTTTTAATAAAAAGAGTTTGAAAAACCTTGCTGATGGGTGGACTACTGAGTCTGCTAGAGAAGCCCAAAAGAAAGGTGTAGCAACACGTAAGGCTAACAAAGAGGCTCGTGAAGCTGCTAAGATGTCTATGGCTGAATGGAAGCTGTATAAAACAGATGTTCTTGATTCAACAGATATGACATCTATAGATGTTCTTAAAGTTATGATGATTAAAGCAGTAGCAAAAGATGATCTTGATACAGCATTAGAGATTGCAAAGACTCTTGCAGAGTTTGAAGCACCTAAGCTTGCACGTATTGATCAGACCAATGTAGAAATACAGGCTGAAGATTTGTCTGATGAGGAACTGCAAGAGCTATTAGATCAAGCTGCATCGGATCAGGCGCAACCACGGCACTGATGCATTTTGTCGGTTACCCAAAAAAGATGCATATGCGTTTTGTCGGTTACCTAAAATAAAATAAAAGAGTCCCTAAGTACACACAAAGTGTACCTAGGGATTTTTGGTTATACTTTAGGGCGGCTACAGAAGTTACCACCAGTACCGTTAGGGCTACCTGCAGCTAACCGTGATACAGACAAGTATCCTTGGTTGCTTGAGAAAGAACCTTTAGGGCCATATTGGTTAGTTGTACGGCGAAACTGCAGGTTCTGCCGACCAATAGGGTTTACGATAATTTTAGCTGCGATTGATTTTTGCATGATACAAACTTTCTATTGAATGTTAAACTGTCCATCTAGTTCCTGTAGAACATAGCCTAGATCTATATATAAATGTGTAGCCTCTTCTTGTGTAAGAAGGACTTCTTCACCGCCAAAGTCGATAGCAATTTTACCATCGGCTTCAGCGTATACGTTTTCTATATCAACGATTGTCATTAAACATCGTCACTATCGTCTACAAAACCTTCTTTGAAAGCATCGTGTAAAGTCGAGACATCTGCTGTGTCTACAGATCCATACACGTTGTAGTATGTTATTTCTGAACCATAGCGTGTACCTTTACCCATTCTGATTTCTTTACATACAGAATTTAGTTGTTTGTATGCTTCTGTAGCATTGTCTAGGTTTCTTGTATATACGTCAAATGATAGTTTCATATTATACTCCATAAATTGAATTGATTGCGTCTTCTACCATATCTTGGATTTCATCTTGAGACATTGTAAGACCAATGTTTTGTAGCTGAAAGTTTACAAGGTCTTTTACGTGTACTTTTATATATTCTTTTGATTCCATAATGTAGTCTTCGACCATGACCCATTCATTGTACACTTCTTGATCTATCATTTCTTGAATGCTCATATGGATTTCTTTTAGTTTACCCATTTTGTTTCTCCAAGTAATGGAAGCGTTTCCACCACATTTTCTGTGAGAATCTATCATTACGAGCAATGAACAATTCTAGTAGTTGATTTATAGCTGTATCTGATAGGTTATGATCTACAGCAAACTTAGCAAAGAACTCAAAGTCTTGTTTAGTCATATTTATCTCCTTCTTTACGTTCCTGTAGTTCATCCACATCCACACTATCACAGACGTATGAGTAGTCATAGTTAGGTATGTTGAACAGCTTGACTGTGCCATCTTCATTACGAATGTAGTCATCCAGTTCGTTGTCAAATACACTGACAGGCATATCCCATACGAGTACGCTGTATGATTTACCTATGTCAAACATCTTCAATCCCCTTTACAGTAGTTGGTCAGTACCATCAACGCCCATCAGGTTCATCACATCTCTAGTCAGGCTATCAATCAATTCATAAACATCATTGACAGGCCAATACTCTAGCGGTTCCCATGCGTTGTCCTCAAAAAACTTATCTAGTTTTTCTTCAGGCCAGTCTGCCCAATCATCAGGTAAATGTTGACATAGGAAATGTCCAGACATTCTAGCAAATATTTGTTGTTCAGTCATTACACAATAAGCCAAACAGCAATTATTACATGTACCCATCCGATAGTGGCAATCATTTTATCAATATCAATGTTCATTAGCAAGTCTCCAATTGTTCAATGTTTGGATCATAGTTTTCCTCAAGATATTTACACACTTGATTCCAGTTTGTTGGTAGGAACTCTAGATCACCACACCAGATACCATCTTGGTTTTCGTCATTGCATACAACAGAGAAATTACTATCTTCTTCTACGACACCATAGCATAGTGTAGTACCACCATTTAGTCTTGGATAAACATAATCAGCTGTCATAGTTGAACCTCGCTGCTATTTCTTGAGTGGTTGACATGACACATTTCTCGTTACGTTTGAATAGTTCAGCTTCAATTAGATTGAGGCCAGAGAATGTGGGGTCATCAGATACAACGCGAACAACCCAGACTTCTTCACGTAATTGTACATAGTTTTTAGTACCATCAGTGTTTTCACCTTCATTGTTCCAGTGTCCGACACTGTGATAAGCTGTGCAGCCACCGTGAATGTTAGTGAGAAGTGTTTTAGCATCTTCAAATGTTTGTCTACCCATTGCACATGGGATATATACTTCATGCTGATACATTTTCGATCCCTTCATACCAATGTGGTTCTGTACCAATAACAATTTGTGATATAGCGGCACAGTATACATCATCGTTTTTATTTAGGACTAGATCGTACATTGCAGATGCATGAGACCAATCTTGAGATACCTGCCAGTGATCTACAAGTGCAGGTTTGTTGTCAATTGTTTGTTTGACTTGCCATGACACAATGTACATACTCATAGTTCTTCTTCCCATTGACTGACTTCGTGATCAACTTCATAGCATTCCATATCATTATGTAGTGCTCTTAACTTTACAATTACTTTACCATCTTGCCATTCTTCTACAGATGCTTGGTAGAAATCCCAATCATTTGGCAGATTAATTATTAAGTACATACATCCAGATCCACGAATGTTTTCTTTCCAGTCGTTGGAAGAGAATAAATTATCTCGTCTAGCAAGTTTCATAAATTCCTTACTAGAGTCTTTTGTTAGTTCTATGGCTACTTCACCGTATCCATTAGAGTATACGTCATCAATGTCATCTATTGTAAATCCATATGGTAGATCACAATATAAATCGACATCATAGTATTCAACACATCGTATATCAATTCTTAATTTCGACATCTTTAAGATACTCCTGTTTCCATTCAGAGAAGCCATAACCACTCATTTTACTGAACTCATGTAGTGTATAGTTTTCAACCATGAGTGCAAGGACTGTTGCGTAAGCTTTGTATTCAAAAGTATCTTTTATATAGTTGTTTATATCATCCCATGATTCTGGGATAACTACAATTTTGTTGTTTGATAGATCCATCAGTGACCAGCCTTTCCTGTGTAACCATTACTGTTAAGGCGGTTACGATTATCAATAGCATCTTGTCTATCGATACGTTCTACGTCTTGCATTTGGTCACGTAGGAAATAATACAGCTGAGTCATTTGCTCTACAGGTGTTTTGTCTGATTCTTTGCACCAGCATGTAAAACAAGTCTGCATGAATTGATAGTTATCTATCATTCTTTGTATTTTCTTTTCTGTGAGTGTCATTAGATTTCTTTCTGTTGTAAATCTTTTTTGACTGCACAACCTGTTTGCCTTGCCTGTTCATAAGCATAGTACGGGCAATACGGTTGACTGGTTTGATAGGATCCATTTTTATCTCTGTGTTGCTATGTATTTTAGAATGTTTAACATAATAAAGAATAGCAGTATGATGATATAGATAGATCCAAATAACATATTTAGTTTACCGACACATCATCATGTTGGATTTCATATTCAGTAATATGTTTGATTAGAGCGACATCCTCAATGATACCACAGTCTGCAAGGATACTTGTAGCTTCATCTACATAGTCAGCTTTGATCACAATCACTCTTCCTGTTTGACTAATAAAGATTTCTTTGTCGTGTGCTTTTCCGACTTCTATAAGTAATGGACGTTCAGCACCTACAATTGGATCTGTTAGTGTGAACTCTACGGTGTTATACACGATAGCACGTATACCTGTAGTGTCACTGTCACGCCATTCGTTACCATTGTCATTAGACATGTTTCCAAATCCTCTTCTCATGGACTGCTGCCCATTGACTTGCGTTTTGTTCGGCATGTTCAAAGATTGTCCAATCAACATCATCACCACTGTCGTCTGCATTAGCTTTTTCTGCATCTGCAATAGCAAGTAGTCTGGTGTATACTTTTGATTCAAACGTATCTTTACGTGCGTGTGGGTCTGTGAATATACTCATTTTACTCCTATGCGTGTTGTCGGTTCGTCTAAAAATTCTTTGAGTGTCCCTCGTTATTGTAAGAGACACACAGATGTTTGTACGAGATTCCCCGAAGGATGCACAAAGTGCCCCTCGAAGGGGGACTTTTTGCGATGAAATTAACAAGCGCCTCTGGTGCTACAAGGTTAACTAAGACCGAGCACACAGAGTCGCTATTCGAAACTGGCGAGATGTGGGTGTAACAGTGTGACTGGGATGCATCACCTATACGCAGTTTAATTTGTTACAGAGTCCCACTCGACACAGTTGTAGCTGTGCCACTACCCTCGCAAGGCAGCATTGCAATTTGAAGATGCGTGATCTGTAATATAGACCACGACTAGTTGTATTCCTGCTGTACAGGCAAACCTATGCTTCCATAGGATACTTTGAGTATGTAGCACTGAACACCCGAATCTGATTCTGCGATGTGCCCCACCGTGGTTATTAATCCATCGTGCTTAGGGTTCTTTTGAAGACGCAGTACGTGTACCGCTTGTTGCATTTGTATTAGGACTACAACCAGATCCTGAAGAGAGCAGTCAGGTTAACCACAGAGGTCTGCCTGACTGCAATATTAGAACTGCCCTTTCTTCAAGGTACAATGTGTTCTAATAGAAGGGCATCTGAGTCATCCCATAGCTTACCACATTACTTTACATAATGTACATACAGGTTTATCATCCCTGTAATGAAGAGAGCAGATTAGTGTCATGCTCAGGACATAGAACTAGAACAGATCGCTAGCTGAACCTTGAACTTCTGTTGGCTCAATAGAACCTACAGCTTCAAAGTCTACACCGTTGTTAGGTGCATATACGATATGGTCTGTGATCTGTACAGCAGTAAGTGAACTACCCACGCCTTTACGACCAGCTACATCATATGGATATTGGAACACAATGACATTAGCTTTAGAGCCATTACCGATTGTAGTAAGCTTATCCATAGGTGTTAGGTCAGAGTTTACTACACGTACCTTACCGTTGTCTTCACCGTTAGCTTTATGTGCTTTACGTTTAAGACTAGCAGTGAACATACCTGTAGCGTCTTTGACTAATTCACCATCTTTCCTGCGGAAGTTGATATAGTTATCCTCAAGTTCCTTGACCTTTGATTCGTCAGTAGTAGCAATCTGTAGCTCATACTGTTCAGTACCAAAGGGATTGACAGGTTTATCCAGTTTAGGATAGTTGATAGTTACATCAGTGATCTTGAAATTACGTACTTCTGTTAGCATGGGATATTACCTTCCTTGCTGTTGATTGTGACACAGGATGTGCCTGAAGAGAGCAGTTATATCACACATACTCAGGTGTGGGGCAGGTGTCAGTTCCTACCACTAGGCCGTTTAGATCTTCTGACGTTTACCTAGGTCAGTCCAATTTGAGGACGCAGCTTGTCTGCGGCCTTCTATAGTTATTTGAATGCTTCTATGATTACTACAATCCAGAACACAGTAGCAATTGTGAACACCTCTTTGTACCTTAAGTACCAAGGTTTGTCACCGAATGTCATCCAATGCATTAGAGATAGTAACCCATATATAAACAAAGTTAACAGAACAATAGATGTAATCATGTTAGCTCCAATCTACAAGAGTTGTTGAGTATACTATAACACCTGTAATGGTTAGTATTACAAATGTTATAATAAAGAATGGATGTGAGTGACTCATGAGTGCTGCAAGAGAAAAGAAGAAGCCTATGAGTGTCAACAAGAGACCGAGTACAGTCATATTATTCTCCTAACTTTTTGTTGAGATCATGTATCAGTGGTACAATACCTATGAATACAAGTGTTGCTATAGATGTTGCTAGGCATACAGCAACAAAGGCGAATACGATATCAATATAGTCACACATTGATTTGACCTTTCCAGAATACAGTGATTACAACAGTAACCTCTGAGTTAGTGACAACATACAAACCTGTTCTGTTATCTATGAATGTGAACTTGTTGTTAGGATCAGTTCTGTTAGGCATCTTGTTGCCTGTTTGTAAAGCAATGAAGATATCCCGAACAGATGCTCCTCTTTGAGCTAAGCGAACCTTAGCATGTTTAGTGATATGCATGACAGATCCTTTCTTAGATCTTTGAGTGTGATGAGAGTGCCCCTAAGGACACTCATTGCTCTTTAGCAGCTAGAGCTTCTTTATGTGTGAAGTAAACGACTCCATTGACAACATAGTAAGTCATGTAGTACTCCTGTAGATATGATAACATGATTGTTACCATCTAGAGGACTCAGCTTGTCTGAGGCCTAGTATAAGACACTATAAGAGTCTATAAGTACTTAGAGTATCTATAGGATACTTATAGTAGTATAGTAACATTCTTAGGCCTTTTCTATAAGGGGTATATACATTGAAGCATTGTCCTTCGGTACTCTCATAG